GGGTGCTTGACCCAAAAGGTAACACATGGCACTATAAAAGATTTTAGTGTTACCATCAGCAGAACTCTAGATCCATTTTAAGTCAGCTAGAGAAAGACTTTATACCTAATATTTTTACCTAATCAGTTATCTCTACACCAATCGGTCCCATGCTTGTCGCGATAAGCCATCGGCATACCCAGGGCAAGCCCGTTGGTTTACATTTCACTGTAGGATAACCTTATAGTGAAGGCTGGCACGCCAGTTACGATCTGGTCAACGCACACAACAGAGAAAAAGAAACTTAATAAGTTCCCAAAGCACTCTGGTAGGCAGGACCCACAGAATAGTTGGAAGCACTTATCCTAGTAAACGCTATCAAAATACTCTCAAGATTTGCAATGGTAACAGTACTGAAAGTCAACTTGATAGACCCATCATTAGAAGTGATTCTAAAACGACCGACAATAACCTTACTGGAAGCATCACCAGTATATGTGTTTGTGCCACTACCACCATGTACAACAGCAGTCAACCCAGGGGTACCAGCACCACCGTCAACCAAACTGCAGCTCATCAAGTAATACCCATCAGGTAAAGTAAACTCAAGAACTGTCGTGCTATTGGTAGCAACCATCTTAGCAACAGTAGGTCCAGTAACGGTGAGCGTTGAGAATGCTCCGATATTCGCACCACTAAAGTAAGTAGTAGAATAAACGGATTGTTGGGGTTCCAACAATTCAATCTCATATTCAATTATAACATCACCCAGGGTAATCGCAGTACCAGAAGTCACAATTTGATCAGCCATACAAACCAATTGACCATAATCAATAAGCTTCGAATCGGTTGTGGTATGGGAATTAACAAACTTAACTTCAGGTTTAAAAGGCACATTTAAGACCAACGAATCCCAAGGAGCAGATTCAACATTATGTGTCAAGGAAAAGAACTCAGTTCTATCCGCAGGTAACGGATCAGTAGAGTCGTAGTCAATACCAAGCCCAACACGACCAGCAGTGGATGTAGGCTGATTTGACACGAACATAGCTTTAAAGCTCAATATCCGATACTTATCAAAATTCGCGGCAAACGAGCTCAACCAATTAAACATACCAAAATTGCCAGGGTTGATAACAAAAGAATTAGCTTGATACGAAAGAGTAGTAGAGTTGGACATCAAAGGCCCAACTAACTCCTTATGCCGTATCACGACTCCTTTGTTACCAGAGCGATAGCGCGGCTTGTTAACTACAGCAAGCCTCTTGGAACGAGCAACAGGTGCCCGAACAGTAACATTGGCAAGAGCTTTCTTTCCTTTTGAAGACATTTTGTATTGTTGATTTGGCTTAGTCTCAATATATTTAAAATTATCGATTTCGGGTGAATAGGGCGCAGCAGATCCGTCAGCGCGAAGAAGCACGTGGTTCTTAGCTAGATATTTAGCGTTAACTTTCTCACCGGAAGCACGATAAACAACGTCGGGTTTTGGGGTAGTGAATCTAGGATTCTTCTTTCCACGCGCACGCAATTTTCCAACTCCCTTAACAATAGCTGGAACGACAGTCTCCAAATGGGGACGATACGCGTCAACAGCACCTTTAACAATAGGAGTAAGAATATAATTCAAAGGACTCTGCAATGGTCCAACAATATCACGCAGTCGCACAGAAGATTTCGGCTTGTGGGGCACAATTTGATTTTCTTTGGAATCTGGGAATTCAACAGAATATTCCATAGGACAACATTTATACGGGATCCCTCAATATAAAGGGACTGTTCATCTTCCTACACAGTGGGCAGTGCAGTCTCTTGGCATTTAAATTAGCCCATCAAATTGGTTTTAGCTCATTAAAGGAAGACCCCAGATAGAGGGTGGATTTTACGAGGTAACCTTTTTCCTCGAAACATCAATCAAAGAGGAGTCTCACGCCCGGTGAACAAGCCGGGCATGGTACTGTACTTAAGGCTGGAGAAATAATCCTCCAATTCAATCTGCTCTCCGGGAGTAATGTCATACGCCATCCAAAAAGAAGCGCGAGCCTGTGGTGTAATCTCGCAATATCCCCTCTTCATACCATCTGTCATGTGGCGTAAACCCCAAGGCATACTGAGTCGAAACTCAGTATCGACATTAATATTTTCCACTCCCTTCCTTGATGAGCGGATGTCCCGTCCATACTCCACCATCCAGCGGTAAAATTCTTGAAACACAGGTAGTCCACCAGTGAGACGAAGCCCACCAGTTCCTACAGCATGCATCCACCGCTGCAGCACTTTAGCATTATATGGTTCCATCATAACACAATCCCGATCAATTGCGGTGAATGGATTACGGCACATAATCCACTTATCACCATCAAAAATGGGTTTAGTTTGACAAAACTCAATATGCTCAAATTCGGTAACAGGCTGCTCAATAGTCATATTAAAACCAAGCTCAAGAAACCAAGCGGACAGGTCATGCATAAATGCAGACAAGTCAGCTTGTTCCATGATGACAACACAATCATCACCATTGTTAGCCAACTGAGCAACCACACCACGATCCAACAAGTATGCTTTGATCATAGAACACATAAGGATACAGTTACCCAAAGAAGTGTTCATATCACCAGACATCCTTGTGCCATTAATTCGATATTCGACAGTGCCATCAGGAGTACGACCAAAACATCGATTGTCCAACTGACAAGCCAACAAGCTTGCAAGCTGTCTCCGGTGCTTACCGTAAAAGCATTTTAGGTATTGAGAATGCTCCCACCGTAACGCATCAGAAGAGACATGTTGATCAAACCGCGACGCATCCAATCCAACAGCAACTGGATGCTCAAACATGTCCCACTTTTCCCTCATCAATTTTGCAGACCGTTCTGCATTAACACCCTTAAACACAGTTTGATGCCCAAAAAGTTTAGATAGCCACTTAAAAGCACGATGCTCAAAATGTTTCAAATATCGCCCAAGCATAATATTGAACTCTGGCTTTCTAGGAGAAATAACCCGGGGCACCGGATCCTTCTTTGCGTTCCAATCAGTCTTTTCAAATTTAACAAACGCACTAACTGTGGATGCCTCTCTAGCATGGACCTGCTTAGCATCCATACTATCAAGCACCTTCTGATAGAAAGCCCTCTTGCGGCTACCAGCATAGCTAGCTACAAAAGCAGCATGCGACACCGGAGCGGTCGAAGGATGGTTCTCAGTCAGAAGGGCGTCAACGACGGACAATCGTTGAGCAAACACACCAGAAATTGGGCGTGGAGGAGGAACAAGCCCCTCTGCGCCTTTAACATTGAAGACTCTCTCATTCACAGCCCTAACAAGGGTAGAAAAGTCATGGTTGAAAGGAACGATTTCACCATGCTTCATTGGACCTGACACACTAACATAACTACGTACCTTAGGAACACCCAACACTGGCTTGCAAAGCAAGCTGTCTAGCCTGTGCCTCCTCGGATCTTTCCCCGGAACAACCCGGGGTAATAAGTGAGGCAGTGCACAGCTAGTACCTTTGCGCAGTACTGGGCACCCCTAGGCAAGAGTGCCCGGCTGGAGCCGGAACACCTTGCCATAAACAGTCTTAACCTCATTGATACGTGCATCCATGGTCTTTGATTGCATGACCATCTTCATCTGTTTAAACTCCTCTGTAGGTACAAATGACAAGAACAAAGCACGATCAATAGCATTGATTTTATCACATGTTCTCAGATCTTTGAACTTATCGCCCTCAAGGAATTTATTCAACCATTTCCTGGTCACTAAACAGTTAGCTTCGTCAAACTTGCGATTGCCAAATTTCAAATAGGCCTCCTTAGCCAATGCAAGTGCAAACTTGGTGCGTTTCCCTTTAACCAATTTGGATGCAACTCTAGTGTTGGTCTCATCACTCGTGGTCTCTCCTGCAACCACAACAGTATGACTTTTCGTATAGGTATGAATTTCTACCAAGTCATCTGCATCTCCAGCATCATCAAACTCCTCAACTACTCGTGCAGCAATACGTTCTTTATACCCACCAGAAAATAAATCTTTGGTATACTCGGGTATAATTTCCGTAAAAACAAATTTCAACCATTTAACACCCCACTTTGTCAACTCAACCACAGGTGTGGCAACAACACCAGGGTTGGACATAACGGGTGCGGGGGACGTATAGAGCCCATCCAAGAGCTCACACACGACTTCGCATTCCGCAATGCCCCTAATTCGGGCAGGGGCCTCAATGATCTCACGCACTTCATTATAGGAAGGAGTAGCAACGGCAAACTCTTCAATCTCAGAGTAATTCTCAGCCATTGGTAAACGAGGTGGGAG